TTAAAGCGGATTGATGACACCGTTAACTACAAAATAGACATCCCCACCTGTTTCTAATGGGACTTGGTTTCCATCCACATCGAGCCCAACCAACTCCCAAGTATCTCCGGTAGACGATATGACTGTACGAAGAGCAACAGATGGTGAACCAATTGGGTTCTGATATGGTGTAACGCCTAATATGACCCCTCCATTTAATGTGACTCTTACTGCACTTACACCTTCAAATAAAACATAGCTTACGGTAAGTCTTGGCACTCTATTTGTGGGGAATACGTAAGGTAGAGTCGGAGCTACACCGCCTCCAACTTTAACAATTGCACTGAAAGGCTTGTTTTTATTATTAGGCTGATTATAAAAGAAAAAAGCTCCACCAAAACCTAAATATGACTCACGACATGGATGATATTTATTGATGTCATCGGAGTAAGTTTTCAGTGTTAGCTTCCTAATGATATCAAAAACAAGAGTATCGCCTTGAGTATTAAAATGAATATTATCATGTCGATAAGTTGACGGATCGATATTCTCCATTTCAGTCCACAAGTCAATCAAGGAGCTATTCGTTTGTTCAGCAATTTTTCGCATAGCCTTGATATAAGGTCTTGCTGCGGCCTCGGAATATGAAGAGGTTGGAGGAGTAGAAATCAATACAACTTCGCAATTGGGCTTGTCTACTCTTGCCATATTAATAAAACTTCTAATATTACTATCAAAAGTGGACACTAAAACTTCACTTGAAATATCATTAGCCCCGATAATATAGTAAATAATATCAGGAAGATAAGGTTTAACTAACGTGTTATATTCTGCAAGAATCTGACCGCTAGTCCACGCACCTTTTCCTGTAAGCTTTGGTACAGTCATACCTGATGAACCAACACCGTATATAGCTAAGGTTCCAGCGGTACCATCAACTTTTTTCCTTACATTAGTAATTTCTATCCCAACGCTATTCACAGGTATAACCATATACCCATAGCCTTTATAGTGTCCATCTGGGCTAGTGTTATCGTATGGTTGTCCATTTACGTCGAACAACACCGCATCAGTAGCAGGCATATAGGAAATTATTAACGCTTTATTACCAGAATATCCATTACTCATCCGTGCAATTTTGCTGACGTCATTAAATGTTAAAAAAGCTACTTTGACATTTAGCCCATAATTTTTAAACTGTGTATCAAGAGGCCAAGACAATGTTGCATTGGTATCGAGATCAGCATTTTGAATAGGATTAAAACTCGCATGAGATGAGAAAATTACATCACGTAATATGTGCGCCCATGAACTTAAACCAAAGGGATTATTTGTTGCGTAGTCTGCCCCATTTGCACCAAAACTAGCAGGGTAGCCGAAAGCATTAAACGCCAGGCTATCACCAGTAATGATTACACTCGAGTTACTTTGAGTTAATGATTTCAATAGTTTGGATATTTTACTGACACTAGGCTGAATTAATGTATCATTTTTTGTGGTTACTTTTGCAACCTCAAGTGCTGTTGCTCCAGCAATTAAAACTTGACTATCATCTTCTGCTAGTTCTCCAATAAAATCTGTCGTTTTATTTTGAACATACTCAAAAGCTTGCTTCAAATGTTCATCGCTAGTTGGGTCAAACACTATCCCCATTTCAGCCAAAACATTCTGAAACTCAGCAATCACATGGTTAAACCAATCTGCACCTGGATAGCTTGGGGCATTATTGTCACCTGACTCAGTAAACCATCCAGCAGTACCCGTTAATGGCTTTGCTGCTGGACGCGCTACTGCTTGTGAACCATTGCGTAACGGATGCATGTTAACTCTCCTAATCGAAATTCATTTAAACGCCGTTTAAAGCGGGTTTATTGCTAATAAAAATGCCTAAACGGCGTAGTAAAACTCGTAAAATAATCCGCCCACTTTGTAACGCTGTAGTGTGCATTCGAGCACACGCGCATCGGACGTTAACAAAGGGGTCAATACATCGTCTAAACAGGTCATGTATGCGCCTGGTATGCCGTAAACATTTACCCGCAAGATGTAGCGGTATTTCTGTTCCCATAATGGGTAAGTGCATGAGCGCATGCAGTGGTGCGGGAACGTCTCATCAACCTCAACCGTAAAACCTAAATCGGTGGCTAATTTCTGGATATTCCACGCTTGCAAACCACCCTTGCGGTGATACTTCTCAACCACTGCATAACGACGATATTCAATGCTTGATACTGGCTCGGCTACGCACTCAGGTAAGCCCAAGTACTCTTCCCACTCGGGCAATAATTGCAGCGTTGACTCTGGGCGCATCTCAAACAGTAAATTGTCAGCACTGGCCTCGGCGCGTTCTAACCGTGGCGCATAGCCTTGGGCGTACTTATATAAGTCGAGCGAAGTGGCACGTTGCCAAATAATGCCACGAGGCATTTGAGCCAGAAGTGAGCTAGTCCACTGCGCTACGGAGTGCCCCATGTAATGGCTCCTAATGCATGCAGTTCGGTGGTGGTCGCTGTGACATCAGCACTTAAATCAAGGGTGTAATCTGCTACACCTAAGGTTGAACCGATGGCCGTTCGCACAGCACTTAATAGCAATATTGAGCCTGGGCTCAGCGTCTTAAAATAACCCTCAATGCTGGCTTTAACGCTTTGCTGTAGTTCAATACTGTCTGGCGTTAACGTGATCGCTAAATTGGTGGTCTTAAGAGTAAGTGGGATATAAACCGCCTCTATACCACCTGGGCGACCAACATCAGCACCCGTTGCTGGATCTGTGTGACGATAGATATAAGCGGCCATTGCCACTTGATCTAAATACGTCGGCAAAATATCGGGGCGAGAATCGAATACAAATGCATAACCAACCGTAGCTGGCCCTTGATAATTATCTACCGCCCAAGCACGATCAACGCCTGCCACTTCACGGCACCAACCCACATAATCATGCACTGCACCACCCATTGGTGGGTTACGCTTACGGAACAATAAACGCTCAAGCACTTTAAGTGGCGTTTCTAGATCTGCCCCTCCTGTAATGCCGCCAGATATGCCATTTGGCTGAATGCCTGGCACGGTTGAAATTAACGTCAGCGTTTCGCCTGATGCTAAGTTACCTGCACCGCCTGCGGCCTCTGCTTCTACTTGTACAACTACATTGCCACCGGAGGGCGCATTCGATGACGTGACTCGATATAAGCGGCCATCTGAGTACGTCATTACGGTGTCAATTGGGATAGGTACAGCGCCAACAAATGTCACTGTGCCTATTGCAGACGTGGCTAATTTTTGAATCACACCTTCATAGCGGGCAACGTCAATAATCGTCTGATCTTCTGACTCTGACGACGGGATGATCTGGCGAACTATCCAGCTTTGAAAATCATATAAGTCGCGCAAGCTACCGCTTACCGCTGTATTTAATGCTTGTTCAATGCCGAACTTAGGCAGAATCGTATCAAGTGACGCCTCAATGTCGATTAAACCGCTTTCAATCAGCGTTCGCAGCGTGGGAACATTAAATGGCACTTTGAGTCTCCCATCGTTTTGAAACAGTAAAAGATATGACTGAGTTGTCAGGTTTAGTGATCGTGATATGCAAAGCGAGCGTTTGAAACTTAGGGATTGAGCCTGTCACCTCAACACTCTTAGCAGTCACGCCATTGCCATCATCAGCGAGCATCCATGCGAGGGCATCTTGCGCATACTTAACGGCTTTATTACGTACATCTGTGGTGAGTTTTTCGCGGTATAACAACCACAGTTTAGAGCCCCAAGGTTTTGACGAAAAAGTATCGCCTGGCCAGCCTCTAAAATCAGTTGAGTTATCAGGTAAGGTGTCTGAGCTATCAGCTCTCGCGTCAGTAAAGAGTGAGATCAAAACGAGGGAGGAAATGACGCTACTGGCATCTCCACCCTCGATGATTACCCCTGTGTTTTTCATCATGTCGAACACGATGCTAACGCTCATAACTAACTCACTCTGGTGGTGTAGTTGGTCTGCTCTCAGCGTCAACGTGGCGGTGCCCAAGGTAAGTAATACTGTTAGCGCTAAAATCAGAACCTGTGATAACACTGTCTGAAGTAATGCCGCTTACCGCATAAATACCGAGGTCTGTTGATATGCCACCAGTGACGTGTAGAGGACCTTGAATTAAAGACTCTGGTGAGATGATAGTGAATGAGTTGGAGGCATTGAAAATAACGTCGGTTGCTCCAATCGTGAAGCTGTTTTGGATTTCAAAAATAACATCAGTAGCAGTAAGAATAATCTTACCGTCTTTGGTTAAGCGGATTTTGTGACCTTCGAGATGGTATAGAAAAACATCGCCAAGTTCACCCTGTGGCCGACATTTTTTATCTTCAACCGCAATCGCCACCAAGCCAGATAATGAGCCACCCAAGGCCGCCACAATCGCCTCAGCACCTTCGGGTGGGTACGAACTCATACCATAGTTTTGGAAGCGTTCAATGTTGTCTGCTGACTCATCAGCATGCAGTTTTACTTGTAAGTTTTGGCGCTGCAAATCTTCAACTATGCCGCTTACCACTGCACGGGTTAGCATGCCCGTAATACGGCGTCGGATTGGGGCCAGCAAACGATCAATATAGCGTTCAGTTACCATTGGTTTTCTTCCAATCTGAGCCTGTAAGCTTAGTGGCTTTAACTACTTCCGCAGGAATATCCATAGCCTCTGGCCTTACAACACTGATCACCGCTAAACGGCCTGCATCGTCTTCGCTAAACATGATCGATGCAATTAGCATTTCTTCATCCAGCCCCATGATCTCGTCAATCACAGGCACTAGGGTGTTGATGTTCCAAAGCTTGCCAGTTTGCGGTATCCGCCAGCCTGTGACGGTATATTCAGCTGTGTTTGATTTGCCTATGCTGCGCTGGCGTTCCCACTGACCGCGCCTAGCTGCACCTTCGGCGGTGGTGATTTCTTCATTAACAATAATGAGAGGGCGATAGCGGCCAATCTCATTATCTTTCACATCGGCTTTAATGCCTCCAACTGAAGTTAAAGCGGCAGGATCCCAATCTTTTCCAAATGCAGCGCCTGCGGCTTTAATCGTGAAATTACTGTACCGTTGACGCCAACTAAAACGGCCCCGAGCTGCTTTAACGTTTTCACCCAGTATTAACGAAACACCCGCTTTAACTTTGCTTGCACGAGTGATCACTAAATTGCCAAACGTGTCACTGGTTAGCAGCACGCCACGCTGTTTAGCGAGGCGCGATAATAGTTCATGCGGGGTTTCACCTTGTTCGATCTGAATGCGCTGGAACGGCTCACCTACATTAGTATTGACGATCACTTTAATGCCGAACGGCTTGCATACCACCTCAGCAATTTTTGTAATGGTCTGGCTAGTAAACTGGCCGCTGGGGTAGTCAATCGAGCAATCAACTAAGTCGGCAGTCTTATCGCGCCCACTCACGCTAATGGTCACTGTTGACTCGTCATAACTTGGTACCCAATCATCGACGTAGCCGGTGATCACACGCTCACCGCCTATGTCTACTGTGCAGGCTTGGCCTTGTTTAATTGGCTCAATAAACTTTTTATACTGCTGTTCACTGCCTTGGTATTTCCACGTTAGCTCCAAGTCAAATGCGCCCGACATCGCATCAAGTGATCGCGTAACGCTAACCTTAGTCCAGCCTTCATAAATCTGGCCTCCGGCTTTTAATACGATTTCCTCACTCATTAGCTGATCACCTCAACCGTATCAGTCGGCAATATAAACGCAGGGTTACTAAAACCATTGCGCTGCACTATGCTGTCACGGCGCTCTGTATTACCCGTTTGCTGCCATGCTACCAAGGCAACGGGTACAGTCTCTTTTGCTTTATATAAAGAGACTTGCGGTAACAATTCGGCACGGCTGCGGGTATCGGCCAATACTGCTTGTCTCAATACGCGCATCTGACGCCACACTGACGAACTACCGCTTTCAACAGCAGCTGCTGCATAAAGAGCAAGTTGATCGGCAATGCCATATCCAAGACTTTTTAATTGTTGCCCCGTTAAGATCGCGTTGCGTTCTGCACCCGATAAGCTCTCAATTACTTGCGCTTCATCATTCAGTTTTTTAACAATCTCAGCATCACTTAACGCAGAACACTGAGCCACAATGGCACTGTTTAAGGTCAGCGTTTTAAATGTTTGAGCATTCGACAGCATAGCGTCATTTTTTGAGGGGTTAGCAAACTTAGGCACAGATCCAGCCATGCCACCGTCACTTGATATATTGCGAGCAAGCCCACCTGTCACAGCGAGTTCGGCGCGCATACCGTCCCAACGGCTTTGCACATTTGAGTAAACATCTAAGGCACGGATCGGGTCCTTTACAACGCCTTTGATATCCTCAAGCAAGCCCATCGTTTCACGCGCCAAATCGCCAGGGTAAGCGAGTAGATCACCAATGCTATCTTTGGTGCGCATTAAGCGATCCGTCCATTGGCGCAAGTCATCTGGTAATGAGGGTAAGCCGCGAGTGAGTTCATCTAAGTCATCTAAAAACTGATCAACCATATCGCCAACACCGTCCAATGTGTTGGTATCAAAATTAGTGACAAAATCATTATTCACTGCGTCTTTGGTTTTTTCGGCTTCGGTTTTTACTTGTGTAGCGGTATCAGATTTTGAATTGGGGAATAAGTTTTCACCCACTTCAAATACTTCAAAGTTAATAGTCGCAGTGCCATCAATGCGATTCACTAATTTATGGCTTACTTTGCCGACTTGAACTTTACGAATACCAAACCAAGGGTGAACCAATTCCCCTGGTCCTTGTTTATTCAATGCCTCAAGAATGGCTTGTAATTGCTCAAAGTAATTATCACCGACTACACGGCCACTAATGCGCTCTTGGGTTAATACCTTGCCGTTGTCTTCGGTGTAGCCAATTTCTTTTTTAGGGTAAGCGTGGGGGATAGCACGACGGCCACTTTCGCCGTCGGCCTCTTCTAGTAAAAATTCAACGCCCCGAAACGAGGCGGTTAAACGGTCTTCAAATGCCATTTAAAACTCCTTTGCGGGGGTTAGTTGATGCCAGTATCTGAATCAACGGAGATGCCTTTAGGCACATAAACAGGGGTGACTTTGATACGGTCATCAGATACCGCAATTTTTAAATCTAACTTGCTGCCCACCGCATTCATGTTATTCACTATGCTTGCGGCGTCACCGTTCTGCGCACCTGAGAACCATTTTTTAAAATCGTCAATAGCATCCAGCAGACCAGGCTGCACCGGAACACCTTTTGACAATGAAGGATCAACAGAACCTGCCCGACGAATATTAACGGGTGAGAACTCATCGGCCATGCTGAAACCTAGTCCAACAGTTCCAAGCGTTGCTATTGTCTGACGATTGAAAAAGCGCGAAGTTTTAGAAGGATTGGCTCCGGTATTTTTACCGCCCATTACATCTGTTATGTCAGTGCCACCACCCATACCACCCGCGCCCATATTGACGACATACACAGGCATCACGCCCATATCAGCAAAGCCACCCGCACCACCTTTGCCATTTTTACCTTTACCTTTGCCACCAAAGTTATCGCCAACCCATGACACAGCATCAACGGTCTTTTTAGCAGCTACTAAGCCACCGACTACCCATAGCGCTGCTTCGCCCCATTTGAGCCAGTTATCTATGGTCTTGTCGTCCACACTGTTTATGGCATCAGCGAGGTCTCTAATCGGTTGAGATAGACGACTTTCAGCAAAGTTTTGAAATGAAGTATTTAACGACTTAACCGCATTATTAAATTCAGCGGCATTTTTAGCGGCGGCTTTTTGGGTTTCCCCATATTCACCAGTTGAGATATTCATTTGCTTTAATAGGTCTTTATTATCTTTCGAATATAAAGACGCCAAACCTTGCTTAGCTGTTGAATCAAAGACATCACCCAATTTCATTGGATCGTTTTTTGCCTTATCCATAATCTCTAATAATAATTCAACAGGTTCGCGCAACTCCTTTGTGCCTTTTTTAAATACATCTATACCTTGACGGCTTAAAAATTCGACTTTAGTTTTATCTGAAAAAGCTTCAAACACTCCTTGAATAGAGGTTAATGATTCGTTGGCGTTACCTTTAGTTTTTGCAAACAACTGAACCAATGAAGCCATTTGGGTAATGGCCGCAGGGCCTTTACCTTGATATACCGCAAATAACTGTTCTGATATGGCCGCTAAATCTTTTACGTTAACGCTACCCACAGCAAATTGACTGTATAAATCATCAATAGTATTCATTACCTGTTTAGCGTCTGTAATTCCTTTTTCGCGGAACTGGGCGAATAACGCACCACTGGATTTAGCATCTGCACCAAACGCTTGCATGAATAATCCCATGTTCTCAAGGTTATTATTCACAAATTCAAAGTCACCAGTCTTACCAAGCAGCTCGTCAACAGCGGCGGTAAATTGGGTGGTATCAATGCGTATGTCTTTTTGATTGGCTAGCTCAAGTATGTTGCCTTTCAGCGTGGCGACTTGGTCATCAGTCAGTTTGGCGTTAGTGCCTAAGCGGGTCATCTGCTCACTAAAGTTACCAATGCTGCGCACTGTGGCACCAGTGGCAAACGCCGCAGCAATCCCAACATAGCGATTGCCGAGCGTATCAATGCCACGGCCAGCCACTTCAGTAGAGCGCTTAATCATGGTCATTGCCATGTCATTCTTTTTAGCAAAGTCACTCATCGATGTGCCGTACTGACGCGCTTTAGCCGCAAGGTTGCCAGCAAGGTTTAAAATAATGTCTGTTTTAAGTTGCTGGGCCATGGATTAACTCTCTTAACTTTCGGTAGGTACGAACAATACGACGCAGGGACATTCCAGATGAGACGCTTAGCGGAATGCGAGAACTCATAGCAAGCTGTAAGTCCTCGCAAATATCGGCTAGCGCCTTAAGCTCGCCCCCGTTCTGCTAGCGCCTCTGCAATCATCTGGTCAAGTTCGCTGGCCTTAACTTGCAACATAGTGAAGTCGTCTTGGTGCAGCTTGCGCAGTTCCTTCACACTAATAGGCCCGTTTACTTTGCCGATGTATTCGACTTGGCGGACTAATAGCTCCAAGCCGTACAACACATCTGAGGTGTAGCAAATCGCCTTGCCGTCTTGAACGATCACTTTCTCGGCGGCTAACTGGGCATCAATATAATCACCCGAGGTTAGCTCACGTAGGCCCACCTCAAGGTTGACTGTTTCGCCAACCTTGAGGCCATGGGTAAGGTTAAACGTCATGTCAGCCATTAGATGCGCTCGACCTGATTACCTTGGAACGTGCCCGTTACATCACCACTATCACTGATCGTAAACGGAGCCTGTGGGGCGGCATCGGTCATCATATAGTCCACACCGTTATCGCCTTGCCACGTTAATGTGGCATTAGTGATCTTGTTGATCTCAAGCACATCCACATCTTCATCCGCCGCAATCACCACAGCAATGGTGGGTACTGTGTACTCGTTAGACTGGCCCCATACGCGACCAGGGCCAACATGTGGGGTGCGGGTATAACCGCCCGGGTTTAACGTAGAACCTTTTTTCGTTTTCAGCTGTTTGCCATTGGCACGAATAACCACTTCACCTAGGATTTGTCCCATGTGCTTATGCTCCTGTTAGAGTTTGAACTGCATCAACGCAGCGAAGATGCGCAACTGGTTAACGATGTCAGGCTTGAACACACAGTTAAGACGGTTCTGATCGCTGCTGTCGCGGTACACTTCAAGAGTTTCTTTAAAGCCTTCGAAGTCTTCCATTAACCCTTTTGGTACCCAATCGTTATTAGCCAACTCAAGGATCGTGTTACGCATGATCTTCGGCGTGACGACGGGCTGACCTGGATCAAGCCGCGCTAATACATCATCGTTAGCTAACTTGTGGCGAGGGAAACGGTTAGTCACCATTACGCGCAGTGAATAACGCAAGTAAGCCAAGGTCGCGGGGGTGGTGATATCCAAATAGCTTGGGTCTGGATCGCCATACGCATTCTCGCGATACATAGACACTTCGCGCTCAATCGCCACTTCACCACCTGGCGTCACCATATAAGTGGCAATACCATCACCTAATAGCAGGTTGCGTTCGGTTGGGTCCCATTGGATTTCTTTAGCCGGTGGCAGCAGGCTTGTCATTACCAGCGTTTGCAGTGGGCGAGCAGGATCAATACCCAGTGAGTAAGAGGCTTGGCCAGCATAAGCCGCGGCCCATTCCCATGGTGAGTGAGGCGCTTTGTTGGTACCCATGCAAGTAAACAGGTAATCATTGCGGGCCACACCAAACGCGCCAGACTCGGCAAAGGTGCCACGGAACGCGGTGTACGCAATGCCTTCAATCATCTTGAGTGGGCCCCAACGATTGACCAGCTCATCACGCAGCTTGTTCATGCTTTGGGTATCGTTATAAGGCATTACGATATGGTTGTACCACTCGTTCGGAATGGTCGCGATTACCGCATCCATATCTGGTGTACCTGCACCGCCAGTCATTTGTACTAGGGTTAAGGTGACGCCCGTTGGCAACTGCTCGCCATCGTAGTAATTGAAACGCACATCGATGTCGTTAGTGGTTTGGCCTTTCCATTTAGCCGTTAACTCAACCGTTTCCGTGGTAGCCGCTTTAAGCGCAGCGGTGACAGGCAGGTTGGTATTAGCGTTGATCTTAGCAATCATGGCTGTAGCAATGGCGGCAGCAGTATCTGCTTCGTTAACGCCCACTTGCACCGACTCACCCGCAATTAACAAGGCAATCACACCCGCCTTGGCTGTAGTCGCGGCGATAGTGATCTCACCTTTGGCGGCACTACCTGCGCTTAAGTCAGCTACACCCAAGGCATAGACATCGGTATAGCCGTTAGACTTGCGGAACATTTTCAGTGTTCGCGCCAGCATCGAGCCTTTACCAAACAATGCATCCATTTGGCTTTCGCTGTTGGTGATGCGGTTTAGCGTTAAGGCGGTGGCCGTGCCTGCGGCCAGCTGCTGACCGATCACTAATACTTTTTGCGCAAGTGCAGGCGTACCCGATAGCGCGTTAGAGTTGTCGATCTCGATATAAACGAGAGGGACCTTAATATCGTTAGGGATGCTACCGAGTGACATGGTTATGCTCCTGCTTATGCTTTAGTAGTTGCCGCTGCTTTTGCAGTGGCATGGGCTTTAACTTCGACTACATCGCCATCGTTTAAGCGACGTACCCAAAAAGATGAGCGCTCAACTTTCTCGCCTGTGTCGGCAAGGTACTCGCCATTTTGTTTACGTACTGGCACCGCAGCTTTAGCGGGTTTTATATTGATCAACATGGCTATGTTCCTGTTGTTAATAAAATTAGTTGTCGTTAGCACTGCAGACGTTATTGCGGCAATTCCACTACGCCTTCAAGCAATGGCGCACCGTCTGCTAGTTCGGCTTTAATGCCGAATCGTTCGAAGTTATCGAGCGTGCTTAGGTCGATTTCTTCATCTAAATACCATTGCTGAGTCCAGCTAACGGACCACACAGCTAGGCCAAGCTCATCAACCTGTGCGCTGTAAAGGTTGTCACCGCGTACCGCTTCGGCCTTACTGTAAGCGGTTGGCATGGCACCACGGCGCAGCAATAAACCCGCTAACTTTCCCGCAATCACTTCGGCGCGGGCGTCTTTCTGGTACCCAAATTGGTCAGTCGTAAAGACGTAGGCCACAAAGTTCACAGTACCTATGATGCGATTGCCAATGCTCTCGTATTGGGGCACACGTAGCGCAGCGATACGAACGCCGCCATCACGGTTAGCTATCCAGCGCTTAATATCAGTAGGCGTATCAAACTTGCCGATATGGCGCTCAACGGTTTGCACTCGATCAAGTTGCTTATCTGTGCCCTCAAGCTCTGGCTTTAGATAATCAACGACTTGTTGGCATGCCCATACTGTTGAGCCAACGACACTAAACGCGGGTCTGGTTGTCATTGCATTAGCCCTTCAAAAAAGTTACCGAGCACTGAATAAACCTCTTTTTGGTTGTCTGTGCTTAAGCCTAAAAACTCACGCTGCGGGATATTCATTAGCCGGCTAAAAGCCCCGACTGATTGATAGACTGGAAAGGCCAACGCTTTACCAAATGCTTGTGTAATAAGGCGCGTATGCGCATCCACTTGAACCGCACCGCTAAAGCCGTCTTGATGCACTGCGGCATAGGCCAGTGGTGAACCGATTCGAACTTGATTTTTCTCGACGACATATTGAATGGAGTCGAGCAAATCTCCGTCACCTTGTAGCAAGCTCTGATTTCCGTGACGAGTCTTGGCATACGCAGCATTCCACTCAGCCCAAGGCTTACCATCAGGAGATGATTTTTCATCTTGAATCCTTCGCTTTGTCTGGCTTTCAACTATGCCGCCGATGGCATCTAACAATTCCGCTTTGTGCTTAGGATCGCCAAGGGTATCCATGAGCTGCTGATAGCGTTGCAGCTCATTAGCACCCGTGACCTGTACACTGATGGACATTACAGAACGCCCCGTAAACTGTTACGAGTAAACAACCGCTCGTTGTCCTGGACTAACTCCACTTTGCCCAAGCTGGTTTCAGTCGGCTTATCGGTTACGGGTAAACCTAAGTCACGTTTGCCTGAACCGATTTCGCGTAATGTGGTTAGTGCGTTTTTATAACGATCTTCAAGTAAGTTGGTGGCCTGCTGGTCACGATCCGCTAGCCAGTAGAATGCAATAGTGATGGCCAGCTTATTCAACATGCTTGGCACTGTGGCCAAGGGCAGCACATAGCGGGTCATAAATGAGTTAATCTCATCGTCCGCTTGCTCAAGTGCCTGATTGATATAGGTATCGTTTAACTCGCCTGTAGTGCGATCTATTGCGAAGTTCCACAGCATCGACTCATCACGATCAATCAGGTCTTGCTTAGTTGCATAAACTGCCATCACTGCCGCCTTACTGTTCTATTACGCTAGCTGGATCGATAAGGCTTTCGAGTTCCACGTCGGCCACGACCAAGTGGGGTTCACTGTGGACACGCTGAGCCTTTTCACGAGTGAGATACACCACGCGTTCTGGCTCATGAGCTTTAGTACAAAACTCGATTTCATCTTTGATTTCGTGTTCAACCACGAGTACCAAGGTTTCTGTGAGACGATGGAACTGTATACCCGAGCGCCAAAATCCAGCGTCCGTTTTAGCGCGCACTGTAAAGGCTCTAAGGATGTGCAGAGCATTACCGTTAGCGCCATTAGTTACATCATTACCTTGCGATACATGACCTTCATTTGAACCTTCCTGATTAGTGGGGTTTAGTTTGGCCTGTTCGTCCGCTTTGGCTTTCGCCTCAGCTTTGGCTTTAGCCTGTTCTTCTGCTTGGAGCTTTGCTTTAGTGTCAGCCTCAGCTTTAGTTTGTGCTTCAAGTTCAGCTTTAAGCTTTCCATCAGCATCAAATTTGGCTTTGGCTTCATCGCTACTTACGGCCGCGTTCTGTTCGGTTTGCGGCGCATTGATGGCAGTATCCGTTGCAACTGGTGCAACTCCATTGGCCGTAACGGCCTTAGCTTTCTGCGCTTTAGTTTGTTGTCCACTCACGTTGAACTCCTTTTAAACAAGGTTTAAACCATTCAGTTGCTAATTAATGGGGCGCATCCTTGCGCCCAATTAATGCTTGTTTCGGCTTTGGGTTATGCAGTAATCATTGGTGAAACAACAATGTCAACATCGTTGAAATAGATGTTAGTGTCGCCACCTTCAATCAACATGCGGCCGATCAACTTCTTCGCAGCTGCCTCGTTATCAGGACCAACAACTAACTTAGTAGCACGGGTGCCGATTGGCGTACCGTCAACCTTCTTCATCTTCATCAGTAGCTTTTTAGCCGCTGCATAGTTGGCTTCGGTCAATGCTGCTTTAGAACCAATCGCCAGTTGTGGGAAAGAGAAACCGACGTTACAACGTCCATCAACACCCGCCGCATACTTGTTATTAAACCAAGTGTATTCTTCGTTCGGGTTCATGTTTTTAAACACGAATGGGCGACGGTTCTGGAACACAATAGGCTTAAGCACTTTCGTGTCATCAATCAGGAACCATGGCTCACCTGTATCAGTGGATGGTGTTCCGATTACGTTTGAGAATTGGCTTACAGGCGTAGTTTCTAACGGATGGTCAGTGTCAAAATAGTTTTGTCCGTCATAACACAGGGTTGTGAAGCCTGCCGCTAATAGTGGATATGCCAAGGTGTCTGGGAAGTAGGCAACTTGATCACCATAATTCTGCGCAATCACACCGTACTGACCAATTTGGTCATCATCTACGTTATCGCGTGAAATAGAGATCGAGCTTTCGAACGTTTTATTTTCGATTGAGTAGCCGCGCTTACCCAAGTCAGCTAATTGGCGAGCACCTGTCCATTCAATAATGCCTGGTAAGTCTTTTAGCCAGCCATAAAAGTTAGCGGCGCTAGCACTTGGCACTTCAGTTGCAATCATATTCCACTGCGGTTTTGCAGCAGATAAACCTTTGGTATAGGCCGCTGACATCGTGGCCTGTAGTGCTTCTAGCACTTGTGCTTCAGTAGCCATTAGTTAGCTCCTACGTTCATTTGTTGTTTTGCCGCTAGAAAATCTTCTTTAGAGACACCCATCTTGCGACACATTGCGATTTCATGTTCTTCAAGCGCCGCCACGCCATTAGTATCAACAGGCAGCTTCTTCTGTGCGTTGGTCGCAATAGCTGGAGCCGAACCCACAAAGTTTTTGAACTGCTCGATGCCACCCTCTGTGCGACACATGCCAACAAACATATCTTTATTAGCGGGTGCGACCTTGCCAGCATCAATGGCGGTTTGTACCAGTGCATCAACCTCTTTATCTGCAATGGTCTTGAGCGCAGTCTCTGCCGTGGTGGCACGGTTAAGCGCGACTTGGTGCGTCTCAATTGGAATGAACTTGTTTAAGTCCGGTGTATTGCTGCGGTTAAGCGCAATCGTTTCGGCTTGCTTAATTGCGTTAATCGCAACTACGGCTTGTTCTGCGCTGGCATCTTCTGCAAGGCCAAGCAGATCAGTCAAAAGCTTTGGCAGCTTCATTGGGTCATCCTCTTGTCGGTTTAAAGCGGGTACATTTAAGTTGGGGGAGTTGGTCAGGCCAGCACTTTCAAGGCTGTAGATAACTCCTGTGTCTGGGTCATGGGCAAACGCTGGGGAGTAGAAGGCGTACTTCTCTTCCTCAATCAGTTCACGACCTTCGGCGTTCCATTTAACAAAGCCCCAAATCTCACCTGCGCGGTTTTCCACTTGGGTAATCCAACCAGATGCTGGAGCTTCTTCACCTTTGGGGGCTTTAATGTGAGTAGCGTGTTCAACATCGAAGGGGCGTTTTTTGGTAAAGCTGGCGACGACAGCATCAGGATTAGGGTTCATCCATGAACGTCCATCAATCCCTGTGAAATTTCCTGCGGGTATCATCGGCAGCCAAATGCCTGGCGCATTGGCTTCGAGTGCCATCATGTTGAAGCAAAGCGCGGTAAGGGCAGTGACTGACATGGGTTAAACTCCGTTAAGAATTACATATCAACCTCCTAATCGTGGTTGGTATGGGTAATCTGATATTGATTAACAACGGAGTTCAGCATGCATAAAAAAAGCAACCGACGATAAATAACGTCGGTTGCTCTAATAGTGGGGTTTAATTATCGGGGGAAGAGAGACGAATGCAGATTGATTGCACGAACATGAGGGCTTAAAGATTACCCTAAAAAAACAGGTTGGCAAGCGCGCAACTGCAAGCCAACCTAAAACATCCAGCGCAACCTAGTTTAAACCCTGTTTAAATCTTCCCACAGGCGTTTAAACTTTTTTGCGAGTAACTTTGTAGCCAGTAGTCAGTTAAGCATCAGTAGCGAGCGTTTGACGCATTCGCGCTTCTTTTTCAGATAGGTCATTGGCAAGCATCATTTCACGCCCTTTGCCTGGGTTGTAGTTCCATCCTGGATCAATCCCTTCTGGCAGTTCTTCCACTTCGCCAGTGCGCCGATTTACCCAGCGCTTATTTTTACTGGCGGGTGAAGTGGTAGACACTTTACCCGAGGCGATCAACTTGTCGGCCTCGTACTGCGAGACTTGCCTTATCCAACACTTGCAGCCCCATCCGTTCGGTGTCATGTGAACGTCCCACCACGGATCATCCGCTGGCAATAAAGTGTTATTCCACTTTAAGTGCTCGATGCGGTGTTGCTCACTTGGTCCCAGTTGATAAAGCAAATAGGGCAAGGTGCGCTTAGTGCGTTGGATACGTTCCCATTGGCCAGCAGAGCGCGACGTTCTCATATTAGTTTTATAAATGGTCTTTATACGGCCTTCGCTACCCAGTTGCACTAGCTTGGTTTCGTCGGTCAATGGATCTTGCATGGTCTGCACACCCCACCAACCTGACTTCACTAATAGCGGTTTAAGGATATCGCGGAACTGTTCAAAGGTTTGGCCGCTGGCAATAGCGTCTTCAACGATTTGCTTTACGTCAACGAGTAGATCGGCGTTCATCATCTTAGCGACGGTAAAAGCGTTGGCTTGTTCTTCCTTCCACACATCCCGAAAGTCGAATCCTGGCTTAATGCCTTTGCGCTTGAACCATGCCAGCGCTTCTTTGGGGATAAGAGCATCAGCCATCTTGGTTGTCTCCTAGGCCACGTAGTTGAAACATGTACTGCGCCATTTGGGCAATGAACTGTTCCGCGCCGAGCTGCTCTTGCAATGCTGGCAAGCCTGCGGCGAACTCGTCATAGGTAGCAGACTTGTTGGCGAGCTCAATAATAGGGTTCATAAACTCGTCAGCGACTTGTTCCCACTCGCTCATAGCCTCATTAGTCAGTGCATCAATCTCGGCTTCCGCAGTATTCATCACGCGGTTAATGGCTATACGCTGCTCATGCTGGCGATTCATTGAAATGGGCATATCAAGCATACTGGCAGACTGTAGCGGCACTAAGGTTTCTTCACCGTCTTTCACTGTACTCAAACCAAACTTATCAGACATTTCAGAGGTCGAGACTTTTAGGCCACGGTCAACTAATGGCGTGATGCTTTCGACAAACATCTTTAAGTCTTCTGGCTCAGGCACCTTGATCCGTACTTTGGGATAACGCAGTTGCACACCCCAGTTAAGGATGATGTATGGCTTGATCAAGTACTCATTGATTGATGACTCAAGTTGGCGCGCATCCCACTTAGCGATATCGATCCGCACTTCGTTATGCACAGTCGCTTGCGATTGCGAGCTGCCGTTGTCGGCTGTCATAGTTTGGCCGAGAACGGCTTTTGAGACTTGCTCATCACACCAACGGGCCATGTTCTCAAACAGGGTATTACCGCCATTGCCCTTAGCCGTTTCAACCATTTCAATTTTCATTGATTCAGGGATCACCGCACCCGCATCGCTGGCAATCCGGCCAATCGCATTAATCAAAGTATCAATGTCATCTGTGCTGGCGTTCGCGCCGTACTTACCAATGCGCACTGGGATACCGAATACCTCAGCGAACGCCCACCAATCGCGAATCGTAAACGACTTAAGCATGTACATCACAGCGACTAAACGCGCTAGGCCATTGCGCCACACGCTACCCGACTTAGAACGCGGCGTGTGCAAGATAAACTTGTATGGATCAAGTGGCGCACCCATGGGCGCATCTTCACTAATCAATAATATCTGCTCAAGCGTCTCTTGGTCTTGGCGCAAGTAGCGTGGGTCTACCCATTTATAATCCTGTGGTTTCCATGGGGTTGATTGGGTATCCCAAAGAATTTGCACCACGGCCAAGCCTTTACCTAGGCCATCGAGCAAGTCGAAAAACAACTCGGGGATTTGGTCATCGTCCATTATCTCCCGCACACGCTCAGCCATTAGCACATCAATAGCATCATCACTGGCCGCTTCTACGGTTGGCGCTATTGCGGCCACGGCTAGCTTGCGCGTTCGCAGCTGCGCCGAGTAATGCAGATCGCGCTCTTCAATTTCTTCGGCCAAAGTCATATAGGCTTCGGGGTCGTTACCGTCAATCACACTTCGCAGCACAGCCGCCAAACGGTGGGGCGTTAAGCTGGATGCAACAGGGTTAGCGCGGGGGTTACGTACCCCAGTGGTATAAGCACGGGCAATGTCAGTACTCATTACCTGCTGATCGACTTTAAAAGGCTTACCCGTTGACGGGTCTAAAATGCTGCTCATAGTCTTATCCCTTTGCCGCGTAAGTCTTGGTGCGGTCTGTCTTCAAATCGGTTGTTATCGGCGGCTGTGCCAAAGAATTTGCGGTGTTGCTCATCTTGTTCGGCTTTAATGGTATGCAGTTCATAACGAGTGATGTCAGCTTTTGACGCCAAGATCCCTAAGAAGATAGCGACTGCACTATCGCCGTGGCGCTTGTTACCATCGCTGCCCGTTGTCCGGCTATCGTCAATACCTGGCACACCCCGATAGATTTGGATTTGGCCTAAGTCGGTAATCACATCTTCATGCTTAGGCAGCAAGATCTCATCGTCTTCAAATAAGGCTTTAAAGCGCGGCATGTTCTCGCGATAGAAAGCCACCGACAGCATGACCTCAACCACCTCAGCACCGTATTTATAACGGGCTTGCTCGGCTAAGTATTGGCCGTTACCACGGGCATCGAGATAGATACCGTCTCGTCTTGGTAGGCGATCACAGATGTAATACAGCGCTTGTTCTTGCTGCTTAAATGGCACGTTTTTTAACTCAACTAAAAACGGCACAGTGCGCTTAGTGTTTTCTTCAACAGTGATTGGGGCGAACACGGTTAAGTCGCCAGTCCGCGCAAAGTCTTCACCGAGGGCATGGCGCAGATTTACAGGCAAGTTCTTAAGCACAGGCTCAAGCTCTTGCTCTAACCACTCTTGCATTTCACCCTTACGCGCATGTTCGCTAGCTTGGTTAAACAGAGTTGATCCGGTAAAGCGCAGCACGGGGGCATCGAGTATCGCGGCACGTTCACGTAGGCCACGGCTAATGTAAGCACCGCCGCCGTTCTTGGGTACACAGTAGTATTCTTCTTGGGCATCTTCTTCGGTAGCAGTGGCTTTGATCAAGCCTGCTTTCCATTCATCCTCAGCAGCTTGGCTCCACTCTTTACCACGTACCTGACAGATACGTTTGTATAGGCCATCGGCGCATGCATCATCTAAGGTGATGCGGTGCACTGAGTAATCTTTTTTACCCGCACGGGAATCGTTAATCAGGGTATTAAATAGGTTATCAGTGCCGTTATGGGTTGAGATCAAGCGTATCTTTGCGCCCCACATAGTGAGCGCTAAAGCGGCCTTAAGAACTTCGGCTAGCTTCTCGTGGAATGCGGCCTCATCAATAGTAACGTTACCCTGCATACCCCGTAAGTTTGCGGGGTTACTGGATAGCGCTTGAATTTTAAAGCCGGATGCAAAGTAAATGCAGAAGGTCAGGATCTCTTTACCTTCCTGACCATCATCAATAAATAATTCTTCTTGGATCTCGCCAGCCGCTTTATTGAATACCTTGGCCCACATTGCCGCAGCATCAATAAACTCCCGCGCCATTTCTTTGTTGGAACCCACATAGAAATGATTGGTCCCACCTTGGCCGCGTGCCGCACTGGCACACAGTGAAGCATCACATGCCTCAGCCCAAGTGAGCCCAGTTCGCCGCGACTTCTCGCCAATCTTTAATGGGGCTTCATCGGCTATCCAATCTTTTTGGTAGCCGAGCAATACCGCAGTAGGATCAAAGCGACTGAGTACCGAGGCTTCATAAGTAGGATCAAAGGTACTGGCCGAACTGCTCAGCGCCAAGGCAACACCAGCAGCGGCACCTAATACCTTTTGCTTAATACTCATTATGCAATCCCCAATATTTCACGCTTGAATAGCTCAACTGATTCTTTGCTTAAACCTGCTGTTTTGGCAACTTTCTCTACCTTCTCTGCGGCTTCAATTGCAAAGGCACTGCGGATCTCTTTCTCAACTTTAATGCTCGACATCGCTGCCGCTTCAACACGTTGTATGACTAATGCCAACTGCCCTAGGGCTTTTGGATCAATGGGTTTTGCGTCTTCTTCATCAGATGCATCCATCATCTTCATTGAGGTTTCAAACGCCATTGTGCGCACAAACTCTTGCAGCAATTTCCCCACATCAGATGTGGGTGCTTCGCCTAGCTTAGCTGTCCACACTTCGGCAACTTCGCGGCTTTGGCGAATACGCTCACCTATGGTTTCAAACTTTTTAGCAAAGCGATTAAAGCCGGTGCGCGATAGCTTGGCATCTTCTGGCAAACCCGCTTCATCAATCATTTGATTAACGGCTTCAAGGATATCTTTTTGATGCATGCTGCCACTGCGTAAAAGCGCATGCAGTTGATCGCGGATTTCCTGCGGCAGCAAATTCACTTTTGACTTACGGCTACTCTTTGCATTGGTAAGATTAGACATAGTGCCCCCTTATGCCCGTGGGCGTTTAACACCTGGCACTGTTGCTTGACCGGATGCAACATCTTCACCACGGCCAGTTAAGCGGGCAATTTGGCACTCGGATAAATTACGTACTGATACTAAACCTTGCTCTTCGAGCCATGCTAAATGAGTGCGTACTTGGTCGCGGCTAATGTTATGGCCGTAGGCTTCAAGACAAGAATCAACAATTGATTCATTGGCTTCATAGGCTGGCATCTCACGCAAAGAGCGTAAGATCACTAGCCGTTGGTCTTCGATTAATAGCTCTTTAAATGACATATGAACCCCTATTTATCATCCTTTAAACGCTGTTCTAATAGCAGTCTTGCTAAGTGTTCTACGGGCTGAATGTTTGCTCTGAGTTCTTTAATCTCACCGCGTGTGTTTGCTAGCTCAACCATCAATTCTGTTATTTGCTTTTGAGTCGGCAAGCTATCCACATGTGCCTTTAAGTCATCCACTTTCTTTTCAACCTTAGCGAGGTCTTCATGCTTAGCGTATGTCTTAGACAACAGCGCAAGAATCATTAAGCCAATGGTACTTAATGCCGCCCACAGCATCGGCCAATAGGCTTTAAGCCAGATCTCCATTAGCGTTCCTTAGCCGTTTGGCAATCAATACAACGCACCGCATTTGGGTTAGCAGCTAAACTCGCTGGCGGGATTGGCTCGCAACAGGCGATACAAAAACGGCTACCGTGTTTATCTATTAAGGGTTGTTCAACATCATGGTCTAACTGTCGAGCAATGGCGTTATCTCTAAACACCTGCTCAACTTCCTGTGCGAGATCAAATGGGTTAGTCATTAACGCCCCTTGATAACATTGGCACCAACGTTCATCAGTGTACTAACCACTTTTTGACCGCTGCCTTTGGGGTGCGGGGCAAAGCCATCTAGGGTACGCAAGCCAAGGTAAGCCCACGCGGGGCTCGATAGCAGCGCAGCAACTGACACATCAATGCCAACGCCATAGCCAAAGGCATGTAAGACTTCCATCAAAAAGCAATAGAGGATCACAGCCCACATGGATTGACGCGCCATTAACGGGCGAGTGGTACGTATGTAAGGATCTTCGGCTTTGTCGCCACTGCGGATCGTCTCTTGGGTTTCGTGCTGCTCGGCCTGCTTATCGTTAAGCGCAAGCTCTTGGCGGCGGGTGATTTCCTTTTCCATTTCCACTTTAATGCGCTCAAGTTCCACCATCGACTCAGGTGATAGTGTTTGCATTTTGCGAGTAAGCGCCATTTCCTTTTGCTCACTGCTAAAGCCAAGTACATCATCTACTTGCTCAACCATACCAGCGATTTTATCGGCGGTATCACTGCCGCCAAAGAGTGATGAAATACCACGAATTGCAGCAGGGCCAACCTGCATAGCCATTTGTGCCACAGCCATAATTAAAGGGAGTGCCATTGTCGTAAGCTCCTAAGTTTTGATAATTTGTCTGTGCCAGTGGGCACAATGGATTGGTCGAGATGAATGCGGATATCGCATTGAGAAACGTTATGCCAGGCATGATTAAAGTGCGCTTGCATAGTGCCGCAATGGCTAAACAACGGCGGCTGAGGTACTGGCTCGCCAGTGTGGTAAAAACGCAGTTCAGCATTAAGGCGCATCTCGCGCCCCTTAGCTTTTGAGTAGTCCCAGTTCTTACCCATTACTGAAGCTCCCATGCGGCGCTGGTGAGGCTGACTAAGCGGTTATGCCAGCCCTCAAGGAAACGGCCTTGGGTAATATTCTTTATGATGATACGGGCATAAAAACGTGCACGGCGCAGGCCATAACGGGCACAGAGGTATTCAACATCGCAGCCATTAACAGCGGCGCGAGTGGCGGGGCCAATCTTGCCATCGGCTTTAGTGCCAGCGATTTCTTGCAGCATCAATAGCGCATTGGTCACGCCATGCTGTACGGCAGCATCGAAGGTATACAGCGCAACAGGGCCAGACCATTGCGCACAGAATGCGGGTTTCCAATAATAGGTATGATAAATAGAAACGATTTTATCTAAGGTGAGCGCGGCAATGTCGAGGTTAGGGAAAGCGCGTTTACTGATACCGCCTTTGGTTTCACCGCCAGCATCTTTAGGGTCGTTGACATAGCCAAGGTCTGGCTTGGGTGTGCCATCTTGATATAGCGCACCTTCTTCAATCAGTATAAAGCGTACAGCATGAATAAACTCAGGCGAGTATCCAGCGGTTGAAAACGCTATGCCGACAAAAGAGTGAGAGGATGAAAACATAAAAGCACAACCTGATTAAAATAGCCTAATCGGATTGTGCTTTTTATAGTGAGGTGGGATTAATTAACGTCGGTTGTTTAGTTCCAAATCAGTCATTCCTCTAATCGTACAACTACATATGAGATGCTCTGCTATTGGATGAGTAATCCAATATTCATCATCAACAGAAAATATCTTATCGTAATCATCTTTATGGACTGGACAATTTTGAAGCGTGGTGCCACGAGAAAGAAGCAAATATGGCAATGTTTTTTTCGTTCTTTGTATTCGCTCCCATTGCTCATAAATGCGATGAATTCTTACTATTCTCGATACGAAAAATGATACGTGCTCCTTGCTAAAATCATTTTTATTTTCGCCTAATAAAATTGGCGAAATCGATTCGTGAACCCAATTAAATGGAAGTATCTCAGCAACCATCTTACTTGCTGTTCTTGGATCATTCTGATTTTTTAAAATTACTTTATGGATTTTTTTATGCAAGGTTATAGGTATTGCAAATTCATTACACACTTTTTCAAATGCTGCATTAAATAATGGTTCACTCACCATAATCCTTTCCCTTAAAACAATTCTGGTTGTCGGTTCTTCACTTCGCGTTTGCGCATCTTAGCAATAACGCGATAGATATGCTGCATACTCTTATCGTATTTGCGCGATAGTTCCTCAACGTTATCGCCTTTGAACTCATGCCAAATTGACAGATTCATGATCTCAGATTCAAGTTGACGGCCACGGGGTAGGTACAGCTGCACACCACCGAACTCACGACAAATACGATTTAGTAATGCAATGGCAATTCGAGTATCAGCATCATGCACTTCAAGTTCATGTTTAAACATGACATAGATTTGGCGCATCGCTTCAGGCCAGCGCTGTGACTCTTCATCATCAGCTATGCGTTCAACATCTTCTAGGCTGACATTATCGTAACCAAAAAAGTCGCCGTTATCTTCGTTCGCCGCATTGTGTATATGAGTTGTTGATTGAGTCATTGCCGCCACCTTTCGCCAGATAGAAAAACACCCCGCATGGCGAGGTGTGTTAAGTATACGGCACAGGTGATCCCATGGTCATGGGATTGGGCTATTCCTTCCAAAGCGCGGAATTTTTATCATCCTTATCAGAATGATGAACTGGTTGCTCTGGATGCTTCTCCTTTTTGACGTAAGCATAAATAGCCATCACTGCAACTATAAGTAAAACAACAATTTGAAAAACTTCTATCAAACTTAAATTGAAGTGTTCCATTGCTAACCCAACCGCAACAGCGATAAACAAAAATGGCGCTAACCAGCCGATTACCTTGTATAAAAATAATGCAACTAAAAACGCTAACACTAAGATTATGAATGTCATTTAAACCTCCTGTTTAAACCGTTCACTATAATAGTCTGCTAACTTTTCATAGCCTGCCTTGTCTGTCAATTTATCATTGAGCGGAACGCGGCCACCACGGGCGATAATGGCATCAGACATACAGCGCCAATGCCACTTCTTTAACGCCTCTAATACGGCCACAGCCTGTGCTGACTTTAACCATTCAATACGGTCAATGCCTTGGCCGTTGCTGGTTTTAGTCATGCGCTTAACGTAGGTATTAAGCGCGACTTCGGTTCGACTGCGCACAAAGCCTTGGTCATACATTGTTAGCCAGATAGCGTGGATCTTCGGCACCTCCGCCGCCTGTGGTTGAGGTTTAGGCTTTGGCTTAAAGCCGCGCAACTTCATTGCGGCCACGACTGCATTGAGTTGGGTTTCACTCAGTCCCTTGGCACTGCGTTCGCCCGTGACTTGTTCTAACAAATCGCGATACATAGCATCGTCAAGTTGTAGATCACGCTTACCGATTTGCACCAGCTTAAGGGCGTTAGACATTTACATTACCTGCTGGGGTTAAATCATTAATTGAAACAACAGATTTTGTTGGATTATTAATCCTAACTACCGCTTCTTTTTTATTACCATAAGCGATTTCAATTGTTTTAACTCCTAGACCGCCTCTTAAAAACTTACATGGTTGCCAGATAAAAGACGATCCTATTGGATATTTATTATTAAAATCATCTGCGGGTAATGACATAAATCCCCCTAAGCAGTTTTCAAGTTGGTTGATGGATGTTCAAGGCGCTGTACTACCACACGATCAACGTAGACTTCTTTTAAAAACGGTTGTGAACAATGGGGGCACACAGCAAACGAATCCCACATTGAACCTTTATCAGATGGTGCAATAGTCTTTAGGTCTTTATCACAGCATGGGGTTTTAAATACCAATAGATTAAAACCTGCATCTTCTGCCTTAATCATCCACTCGTTGTACTCAGCTAATTTTGCTTTTGACATACTGATCTCCTATGCCGCGTTGCGGCTTTCATTACGTTGGATTCGTTCGCTGCGGTGCTCTGACTGACACGCTTTACAATGGCATTGCAGGCCATCAGCTTCGCGTGAAGAGGTAGACCAAAACAGCGTATCTTGCGGCCAAAACTCTTGGCAGCGGGGGCAAAGTTTTAGCAGGCCGAGTACATCATCAACAATTGCCGTACCGCGTTCCATGCGGCGAGCTATCAGCATGGGCTTCATGAGTGGCGTGTATTCACCGAACATAGTTTTAACCCCCGTTTACTTTGGTTTTAAACCGCGTTTAATTAATATTCAGCTGAGGCGAAGCGGCGCGGAAATACACCACCTAAAGCTATTTCAATTTCTAACTGCTCTTTAAAGGTTCTTGTGATTGGTTCACCATCGTCATAATCTTCATCAGAAAAATAAGTTAATGATTCAAGTAGTTTTCCATTCAATTCTTGAGGGTCTTCAATACAATCAGGATCCCCAGTTTCTTCTATACAGTCAGCAATACAGGCTTCGAGTGATTCACCGATCCACCAATCGCATTCATTCATTGCGTAAACGTTCATTTGCTTACTCCTCATTAGGCTGCTCATCAGTGCTCGGCTACCACGCCGAACAGACAAGAAAGGCACCACAGCGCCTTGCTTGTTTCGCTTAAGATGCAATGCGTTGTTGTGCTTGACCGTTTACGCCATGGTTTAAAGTCACGTTTTTAGCGGATTTATAGCCTTGATTCTTGGCATCATCAGCGAGACGGCCAGTGCCTTTAGCCTCTCTTGCACCACCTTTAGCAAGATCAATTTTGTCTTTAAAGGCAATCAGTTCAGTTCGCTCTTGGTCGGTTAACGCAAACTCCTGAATCTTGTTATGCACACCAGCGCACCAACCCTCACAAAACTGATCTGCTCGTTTGGTTTTATTGGCGCGTTTCATTCTGGTGCTGAGTGTGTCTAGAAACTCTTTGCGAGCTTTGGTTAGCTGACGTTCTAAAACATTGAATACATAACCTGCGACTTCTGGGCGTTCGTTGTGGCCGATATAGACGATCTGCATATTCTTAAAAGTGGGTTGAAAGTAGAACTCACACCCAAAAGCTTTAGCGATCGAGTAAGCCAAAATTAATAAGTATTGAGTTGGCACTCTTGCTCTAAACAACGCTTCAATAGTGGCATCTTTAACACCTGCTAAGGCTGGATTGTCACTTTCAATACCATGCTCTTGCATTAGCTTTTGAGCGCGAGAAAGCGCCAAAGCTGCTTCGTGTTGATTACTTGATGTTGCTAGTCTTAGTAGCTTTTTAATCTTGTCTAATATTTTGCTATTCATCGTCCCATTCCTTTTCGTGCGGGTTTGTCATAATGATCCGCTTGGCTTTTACTGCGCTGCGTGTACGCCAGTCGCTACCAAACTCTTTTATTGCCCAAGCCTCAGCGAGTTCTTTGGTTTTGAACCTGCCATAAGCCATGATGCTTTTGATGATGTCTTCATGGCGTTTGCTCATGCTTACCGCCAGTGCTTAACGCTTCGTAGTCTTCGCGCACGTTGGAACCTTCACGGCCCAGTACAAAGTTAAGTGCGGCGATATAACCTTCCTCAAAGGTGGAGTCAGGGAATGCCGTTCCGGCGCGTTCGTTCTCCATCACGGCTTCGGCCATCACGATTTCATGCTCTAGTTCGCTGAGGCTGAGGGCTGTGGTGAACAATCGTTTAAGTTCATGCATCGGTTTCAATCCTTCGTGTCTTGTCATACACGGTGACAATGTTGTGGTTAGTGATAAGGAAGTAGGCACACTCGCATTCCAATATTCGTTTTGGTTGCCAGCCTGAACGCTTCCTTATCCGCCGCAGCTGCTGCTTAGTGGGTCGGTGAGCGGTGGTTATCGCCTCGACCATCTGTGCCCAGTTGCGGCCCGTTCGTTGTCGCCACCTTTGTACAGCGTGGCGACTTACGGTTACTTCTCCGTAGCGGGTCAGTAGCAGATATTGCATGGCTACAACTTGGCGATATCGAGCGCAATTTGCTTATAGGTGCCATCGTCTTGGCGTTCGTAAACGCGCAGATAAGGCGTACTTCCCATCACTTGGATTGAGTCAGCGATGGCATCCATAGCCTCACGCCAATCAGCGTCATCGATGTTTAACTGTCGCAGGCTAAGCACTTGGTTAACGTCGATATAACCCTGCTTGTTCACTTTGAATGAAAGCTCAACTAGCGCTTTGATTTGGTCGCTCGAACCTACCGACCAACGTTTGATGCATTCATCAATTTTCACCTTGGCAGCTTGTATCCGTTCATCAAAAATACGGTGTTCGCCTATGCTGCGCTGGACCTTGTATTTTCCGTCAAAGGAGACAAGCGAGACATTGCCCTTAGTGCCGCCAAACTTAACGCCAAACTCGCTGGCGCTGAGGTCGATAAAGTCGGCAACCGTTGCCATCGATGTCGCTTTATACGTCGCCATGTGGCCTTGCATTTCTTTAGCAGCCATGATGATTTTGAGCACGACTTCATCACGCAGTTTGTCGATATCTTTCACTTGGCTTTCTGGTACAGCATGGCCGAGTGCATTTAAGCGGAAGCCCTGTGGGGCTGGTTGGTTAGTGGTGTTCATCTATAAGTTCCTTATTAAAAATTCTTCGGCCACACGCTGATTAACTCAGGTGAATATTGGTTAAGGGTTTGGCAAATCTGCTCGGGTATTTCCATGCCATCATCTACCCAACGCACTAGGCACCCGCTGTAACTGGCAACACAGATTTGATTGACCATGCCGTGCAGTACTTCGGTAATGCGAACTGCTTTTGAACGCAGTTTGAACGGCGGTTTATCTACGTCGATCACTGGCGTTAAGTGCTGACTGTTAATGTTGATCACTGTGCAACCATGCAGATTTAAACGGCCAACAGCGATAAGTGCTTGCGCTTGTTTTTCGAGTTGAGTTTTCATCAGTCTTGCTCCATTTCAGCTTTAACAATCGGGGCGCATTTAGGGCAGTAATCACCACCGTTGCTACTAATCAACCAACCTTGCTGCTCTAGTGCGCAATATTCATTTTGTGAATCAGATGGATCGCCACTATCTAATTCAACTTCGCGCCAGCAACCGTTGGCATCACATTTAACTTTTGCTTCGAAAGCCATCTCATGCCTCCTTCACTGCACGGTAGATAAGCCCAGGTGCAATGACCACTTCGTCATCACGCATTTGGTCTAAACAGAACCCGCCGCGGGTATTGACACCCACGCGATCAAACTCAAACTTTTTACCGTGGCGATTAGTGATAAAGCGGTCTGCTTCAACTGGCTTACCCTTGATGACTGCAATCACTTTCTCTTCAATCTTGTTTACTGTTTCCATCACTCACCATCCTTTGTTGTGTCACGTAGTTTTCCGCCACAAAATGGGCAGTAGTTAAACACCAGACCATCCGCTAAATGCTCGCCTTGCTTGACCTTCACCATGGTTCCTTTTGAGGTGCCTTCGGTAAGGTTGACTATCGTGTGCTTGTAGATCCCCTTTGATTTTTTAGTAGGAAATACATCCGCAATGGCTGCCATGTGTTCACATAAAGTGGCAGCGTAACCACCTAGTTTTTCAGAGCATGTTTCCATCACTCACCTCACTCGTTGGTTTCTAGTTCAGCAAGTGCTGTGCGCAGCAATTGCTCTGTGATCACCGCGCCTTTAGCAAACATGGCGGCAAGCTTTATGGTCTTAGTCAGTAGACGCAGGCCACCTGGTCGCTCACTGATTTGGATCATCACGTTCATTTCAGTGCTGCCGCCGACATGCCACGCTTCTGCAATGGCACGAACGTCAGCAACTTTGGTTTTATGGATGCCGCGCTTCTTAGCAATGCGCGAGAACAAGCGAGCAAAGTCTTCATTACGGCGTCCGCCCGTAAGCTGCGTATAGACCTTGTTGTTGCCCACAAGCACCATGCCTACGCCTGTTTCTTCTTGGAGGATGCGCAGCTCTTCTAGCGTGGGGTAATCGAGGTGATCAGCTTCATCAACAATCAGTAAGCCCTCGCTGCCCTTAAGGCGCTGGCGGATAACTCGGGCAAGTGGGCCTTTAGTGCGTGGCGCTTGATCCATGCCCAGCTCCATCGCTATCTCGTATAAACATTCGGTCAGGCTTGAGCGGCTTGGGCTGGCGGTCACTTTCCAGACGTTGTTGTTAGTGCGTTGGTATTCATCCAGCGTTTTGCTTTTACCAACGCCGGATGCACCGTAGATCACCACAATAGATTCGGTGATTTGGGCATAGGTGAGGTCGTCCATAATCAACTTGGCGGTGGGTGTTAATACAAAGCCAGGGTCAGTGCTTGGGTTTGAGTCTCGTTGTTCACGTAGGCGCAGCCAGTTCTCTAACTTCTCCACAATCTTGACCGGATCGGCTTTATATAAACCGTTCAACACTTGGCTTAAAGTCGACGGGGAAACGCTAATTTCTTGCGCCACTTGTCCCGAGGTAACACGCTTTGCGTTTATCAATGCAGCTATGCGCATGATGACGTCTGTTTGCTTGCTTTCGGCCTTCGCTAGGCTGTGTACGTTGGTCATATTCATTCCTTTTATTGCTCGTTTAACGCTGGTTTCGAGAGTGTTTAAAGACGGTTTTTACTTTTCAGTTCACGCAGGTAGGCAACGCTTTCGCTAAAGTTAGCGGCGCACTCGGCTTGGTGGTCTGAGTCGTGTTCATAGTCGTAAGCCATAGCGGCGGCGGTGTTACCGATTGAGGTCGGGCGCACCATCATTACCACTTTGGTTTCGGGGATAATCTCTTCGGCTGCTGGGCGCATCATTGCGGCCAGTTCAAGTTGGTCTACGCTGATTTTTGCAGCCGCAGCCAGCTTGTTGCTCTTAGTAAACTGGGTGCGTTTACGCTTGGTTTCACGGGCTGATTGGGTATCACCAAAGGCATCTTTTTCAAGACATTCAGCAGTACAAATATGCACACCGTTGAGGGCGTAGATCTCTAACGAGTCATGCAGCTTTAACGGGTCAAAACGAGCAACCAGTTTTTGGCCGACATAGTTCATCATCGTCTCGTTGAAATAACGGTTTTTACGGCCTTTGATACTGCCGCCAGCATCGAGCACAATCGTACCGTGCTTAGATACTCGTACCGCTTCGGCTTGCAGCATCATCAGTTGCAGCTGTGCCTTGGTGGCTTTGCGTATTTCAGCGTTTTGGTAGCTGATATCAAATGCCTGATCAAAGCTCATAAAGCCTTTACAGATTTCGGTATTACGGTTTTCTTTGGCGTTGTACATTTCAACACCCTTAGCAATGGCTTTTAAAAAGTCCTCTGCTGCTATGGCTTTGCTACCGTAGTTATCCGGCTTAGCCATTGGGTTAGGGCCTGTATAGGCACCACGACATAACGGGTGTTTGTCTATGTATTCCTCAAGCCCACCCACACCGAACATACGTTCAACAGGCTTAGCTTGGCCGTGGCCTTTACCGAGGATCACACTCGACCAATGCAGCTTGATCCCAAGCATGGGGATAATGCCGAGTGGATCATCTTCTTTAACTTTAAAGCGGTAGCGGTTAGCCACGCCTCCGGTCATCCATTTGTTGGCCGCTGCGCGGGTGTTATCGATCGTGATTTCTTTTGGCACACCGTACTTTTCGCATACGTCCATAAGTGACAAGCGAATGCTGTCGGTGTTTTCGCTGATATCACAACGCCAGCCGATGATCTTACGGCTGTAGATGTCTTGCCAAAACCACGTTTTAGGGCGCAGCACCTCACCGTTAAACCACTTCACAAACACATTGTGTAAGTAGCCGTCACCGTTGATCCACTCAAGCGCATGCAAGCCTTCGACTGTGCGTTCTTGCGGTGGGTACAGTTGGTGCAAGGCATGTTCACCCTCACGCAGTAGCACTAATTGCTGTGCTGGTATTTCGTGGGCTATACGGCGGGAAAGGCTTTTTAAACTGGGTAACACCCAGTCTTTACCTTTAGCGGTATCTTTTAAGCGCTCGTAACACACTGTCATTGCAGGTTGTTCTAGTGACAGGTAATCAGCTTTGAAGGCTTCCCATGCTTCGGGTGATACAAACGCAAACTGGTTTTTCTTCTTGGCCTGTGAGGCTTCAAAGTGTTTCGGCAGCAAGGCTGGCGCCCAATCTGATTCATCAATGCCTTTGACCATGGCGCAATGACGGCGCAGCGTGCTAAGTGCAATGTCGTACTCGGCACATACTGAGTCATACGCATCCATTAACTTGATGCCATTACGCTTAAGCGCAAACACGGCTTGTACTGTGCGTAATGCGAATTGCGCTTTAGCCTGGGCTGCATGATTGGTTTTATTCCAACGCGCCCAAAGTGCTTCACGGCAATAGGTTTGCTGGCTTTTCTTTTTAGGCAATGCCAGTACTTGATCGCCAACTTTGATTTGACCTTCACGCTTGTATAAGGCCGTTTGGACAGGTAAAGGCAGAATACTAATAGGGTATTCAAATGCCTTTGTTCCCTGGCGCTTGCTTCTCTCTATGCCATTGGATTCAGCTAAGCTCTCAACTAATTTGCGAATACCACGTTCTGTAGTCGGTAAACCAGAAAGCCCAACAATCTCGCTAATAACAAACCGTTCCATATGGTTACCCCGCTTTCGGCAGTTCTGCGTAGCGGCTTGGCCATACTTCAGCCGGAGTCAAACCAATGGCATTGGCTATAATTCTTTCGCCTTTCGGCCATGGTCTCTCTAAAGCATTTGCAAGAGTTGTAGAAGCAAGTCCGTTTTCACGGCTTAGTGCACTCATGGAAATGCCCTTCTTTTTTAGTGCAGCAATAATGTCTGCTCGATGTAAATCTGTGCGTTCCAT